AAGACCAAAGTAGACGGGCTAAAGATACATTAAGTCGCGTTACGGGTTCTGATGCTGTGCTAGGTGATGGTGTAACGCGGAAATACACTCAGTCTGGTTTGTTTGGCGAAAACATAAAGGGCGAGTTTAATTATAAAGATGGCACTAAGATCACTACTTTAGCAGATGATCCAGTTATTCGTGGCAAGTTCAACGAGAAAACAGGACGTATTGAAGATGGCTTTCGGTTAGGCAGTAGGCAAGTAACTACATTTGCTGGCAATGGAAACTACACTGGTGCTACGGCTGGTACGGGTGCAAGCACAACAGGCGAATCATACGCAGTCAACACAATGTCAGGCGGTGAGGATGGGCTTGGCGGTAATGCTAAAACGACTACTTTGACGGCAAAGCAATCAGCAACTTTGACAAATGTTTTAGACGGCACTGTAAAACTTGATGACATTGTAGAAGCTGCAACTGTGACTACTGTAATTACAGCAATAACAACTATTCCCGAAATTGACAAGTTAATTGAAGAAACAACTATTCCCGAAATTCTAAAATCATTGTACCAGCGCAGACTAAGCCTGATGCGTCTAAGCAGAACTCGCACTCGTTTTGCTGGATTGCTTGATGATGCAGACACTAAGAAATCACAGATGAGTATTGTTTAAATGTATGAAGACAATGACGATAAAAGCAAAAGCAAAACCATATCACCTACTGTTTCGCCTGTTTCGCTATTAAAGCGATATGACCGACTTAAAAGTGACCGAGTCAATTGGGATCAGATGTGGGAAGAGCTTGCTACTTATTTAATGCCAGGCAAGATTGACTTTATATCTAAGTCCAGCAAAGGCACAAAAAGGGCTTCTGAGGTCTACGACAGCACAGCTATACACGCGCTACAGATACTATCAGCATCGCTTCACGGCTCCCTTACAAGTCCATCCACTAAATGGTTCGGCCTACGCTTCCGTGAAGACGAACTGAACGAAGACAAGGACGCTAAAGATTGGCTAGAAAAGTGCAGTAAAGGAATATTCCAAGAGTTCGGAAAGTCTAACTTCTCAACTGAAGTCGCAGAGGCTTATCAAGACCTAGCTGGATTTGGCACTGCCGCTTTTATGTTTGATGTAAAAACTAAAGAGTCGCAGTTTGATGGCTTTAATTTTCGAGCGTGTCATTTAGCTGAAGTCGTTGTGTCTGAGAGTGAAGAGGGCCGCATTGATACTGTGTTCCGCAAGTTAAAACTTACGGCTCGACAGGCACATCAGAAGTTTGGCGATAAGTGTGGCGAAAAGAGCATGAAAGCTCTGGAGACTGACCCAGACAAAGAGTTTGAGTACATACAAGCTGTGTTTCCCCGTGAGCTAAAAGGTGAGCCAGCATTAGTTGCTCCCCCTAATATGCGGCCTTTTGCTTGTTACTTCATAAGCGTTGCTGACAAAAAAATAGTAAAAGAGTCAGGCTATTACGAGCTTCCGTATATGGTCCCTCGTTGGGGCAAGACCACAGGTGATGTCTACGGATTTGGCCCTGGTTGTGTGGCTCGTCCAGATATTAAAACGCTAAATGAGGCTAGAAAGCTGGCTATGAAAGCGTGGGAAAAGAGTATAGACCCACCACTCAAAGCGATGCAAAACGGCATCCTTGGCAAGATTGATATGCGCCCCAGTTCGGTGACATATGTTCGTGACATGAATGGATTGCAGCCTATTGTTAATCAAACTAACTGGAACGCTGATCAGTTAATGCTAAACGATGTGCGTGGCTCAGTGCGTAGGATCTTCTTTAGTGACCAGCTTGAGTTAAACGATGGTCCACAGATGACCGCTACTGAGGTTCAAGTGCGTTATGAATTGATGCAACGCCTATTAGGGCCAACCCTTGGTCGACTTCAATCTGAATTCTTAAACCCTATTGTTGAACGAGCTTTTTATTCTATGTTGCGTGGCAATGCGCTGCCACCAATGCCCGAAGTATTACAACAGGCTGGAGGTGATTTAGATATTGAGTATGTTGGACCACTAGCACGATCTCAGAAGATGGATGAGGTGACCTCTATCCAACGCGCAGTCGATGGGATTATGCAATTAGCCAATGTTAATCCAGAAGTATTGGATCTTGTCGATGTCGATAAAGCAGGCCGTACCATAGCAGATCGACTAGGTGCGCCTGCTGACATTCTACGGGGTGATGAGCAAGTGGGTCAGCTTAGACAGTCACGACAGCAGCAGCAACAGGCACAGGCTGAAATGGAGCAGGGCCAGCAGCAGATTGCAGGCGCACAACAGGTAGCTGATTTGGAGCAGACTGTAAATGGACCAGTTTAGTAAAGACATACGAGAATTATTTAACAGCAAAACAGGCGAGAGAATACTTGCCAATATGAAGGTGGCCTATGGTGATCGAATTTCGTTTACCAAAGACCCATGTGAAACGGCTTTTCGTGAAGGTCAGCGTAGCATTTACTTAGAGATCACGAACATTGTGGAGAAAATAAATGAGTGAAGAAACAGAAGCAGCAACAGAGTCCTGGCACTCAGGTTTGTCTGATGAATACAGGGGTAATGAATCACTATCACAGATACCTGACCTAAACACTTTAGCTAAGTCTTACCTTGATGCACAGCAATATGCTGGAGGCAGTATTCGCATACCTGGTGAGGATGCGTCTACAGACGATTGGACAGCTTTTAATTCAAAGCTTACCGATAAGGTTCCTACCCTATTAAACCTCTCCAGCGATGAGGACGAAGCTCGTAATGCGATGTATGCGCGACTAGGCCGTCCAGACACAAAAGATGGCTATAAAGTTGAGGGTGCTGACCCAGATTTTCTAGAGTGGGCGCATGAAAACGGATTATCGACTGCACAAGTAAAAGCTTGGCATGAGAATACTCAAAGCCAATCGACTCAGGCTGACGAGCAGAACGATCAACAAATGCAAGATGCAAATGACTTGCTCAAAAAAGAGTGGGGCCATGCCTACGATTCCAAGCTTGCCGCAGCTAAGAATGCTGTTCTTGCGTATGCCGATTCAGAAACTCAGCAGTTCTTGTTAGACAGTGGTCTAGCTAACAACCCTGGCATGATCAGATTAATGGCTGGCATAGGGTCCACATTAACCGAAGAGCAGTCAGCAGGGCTTAACTCAAGTTCTCAATTTTCGTTATCACCAACTGAGGCTATGGACAGGATTGGCGAGGTTAGGCGTAACGCTGAACACCCGTACAATGTCGCCAGCCATCCACAGCACAGGGCTGAAATTGAAAAAATGGAACGCTTGTACACACAGGCATATCCAGAGCTAGATTAATTCTAATAACCGCACCAAAAAACACGATCATTTAACTCAACAGGGTAGCTAAACCTTAGTCCTGATGGGTTAGATGAGCCGTTTCTCATCTCGTTAACGCAAGCGTTATTGCCAGTTAAGAGTCCGCAAGGGTAGCTCAAAACGCCAATTTCAATTTGCCAATTTCGGAGATGAATATAATGGCTAATACAATCGCAAAAGCGTTTGTCCAACAGTTCCAGGACAACCTTATACATTTAGCGCAACAGAAAGGTTCACGCCTACGCGCATCAGTAAACGAGCAGTCAGTCACGGGCGAGAAGTTCAACTTTGAACGTCTAGGCACAGTCGCTGCTGTTGTTAAATCTAGTCGCCATACCACTACGCCAGTGCTTGAAGTACCGCATTCTCGTAGAACTGCAACGATGACTGACTATCACTGGGCCGATTTGATCGATGACGAAGATAAAGTTCGTATGTTGATTAGCCCTGAGTCCCACTATGCCAAGTCTGGTGCTAACTCAATGGCTCGCGCATTTGATGATTTGATCATTGCTGCTGCCACTGGCAACGCTGTCGATGGTGACGGGTCTAACGTGGCATTGCCTGCTGGTCAAAAGATCGCGCACGGCTCTGCTGGCTTGACGCTTGCTAAGTTGATCTCTGCTAAAGAGATTCTTGATGGCAACGATGTTGATCCAGACGAAGAGCGTTTCTTTGTTCTAGGTTCACAACAGGTTTCAAACTTGTTGAACACCACGGAAGTTAAATCCGCAGACTACAACTCAATTAAAGCCTTAGTACAAGGTGATATTGACACGTTTATGGGATTCAAGTTCTTGCGCTCTGAGCGTTTAAACCTAGCTTCTACCCAGCGTAAGTGCTTTGCATTTACCAAAGGTGCGATGGGCCTCGGTATTGGTAAAGATGTAACTACCAAGATCGACCTGCGTCCAGACAAGTCTTACGCTCACCAGGTGTACTTGTCA